AAGCCCTTCGCGGGCCATGCCAGGAACACGTCACAGACTCCTGACTTCACGCCTTCGGCCTTGAGCTTCGCGGCGGTCGTCTTGTGCCTCCACCCTCCGTTTGGTATGGCGAACATGTTGGCAAGCTGCGGGTATTTATAGCGGTTGAGAGCCTCCCAGGTGAAAAGCTGCCGCTGCTCCTGGTGCTCCGTCGCTACGTTGTAGGTTCGGGATTTCATGGCTTAATCAACGGCTGAATCTCACTCACAAGCTCGGACAGCCTGCGCACAGCCTCAAGCGGCAGGGCCTCGGCGTGGAAGCCCAGGAAGGCGGACAAGCTGGTGCTGGCCTTGGTGAGGGCGACGCGGAGCTTGGCGTTTTCAGCCAGAATCTCAGGAACTCGCTTCTGGATCACTTGGCGGCATGATTGTCCAAGGCTTGCGCCCAGCAATTTTGCTAGTTCTTGCGGATTCCATTCGGCCTCGACAGTTTGAGCTTCTGCTTTCCACCGTTTAAGTTCTGCAATCTGGCGCTCATACCAGCCCACAATGGCGCGGGCCAGCCTCATCTCGGCGGCGGTGAGTTCGCCAAAGTGTAGGCGGATTTGGTCGTTGGTCATGGTTTCAGGAATGGTTGGAGTTTGGAGAGGGCGCTTGTTGATTTGATCAAACCGCTGCCCTGTAAGTCATAATCTGTATTCATTCTAAATCCGGCTCGCTTGAATAAAATCAGCGCATCATGCGCATCCCTGATAGCCTCGCGCATGGCGGCGTTCTCGCGTTCGAGAGTTTCAAATTTATGCCTCACCGGACAATCTGGGTGATGCCCTTGTCCAGGCCAGAAATCTGCGCAGCCGCAATGAGGGTATTCCGTATCACTCACTTCGCCACCTCCTTCCACCGAAAGGTGGTGTTGCCTTCCTTGTCCGGCACCCATTCGGCAAAGCCGCGCTCGACGGCTTCGGTGCGGAAATCCTGCACTCCATTAAAGGCACCAGCCATATAGCAGCAAAAACAAAGTAAGGCTATGAATACAAGCAGTAGAGTATTTAAAATTGCATCGTCACTCACTCCGCACCCCCTTTCTTGGCGGCAAGGAAGCCGTCAATAAATCCAGGCTTGTTGGGCCGTGTTGCCTCGGGCAGTTTGCTATAAGCCAGAGCAGCTTCGGCTCTCCACTTCTCCTCCTGGCTGGGCTCGCGGGGCAGGATGCCCTCGGGGAGGCGGCCAAGCCAAGCCTTGATTTCGTGGTGAAATGGATGATCCCAACGGCGTATGTCATGCTGACCGTTTTCCCAAAAGACCGCAATACAACCGTTAGCATCCGCATCCTCCATCGTCGGCTTCTCCGAGGGCAGGCGCAGGCGAATCATGGGCGGCGAGGCCGGGGCGGGCTGGGTGATGGGCTTCTTTTTCGTGGTCGTTTTCTTCTTCATGGCATTTTCAGTTTGCAGGATTCAAGGATATTTTGGGCGTGTTCTTGTTCGCGCTGTTCAGCCTCACGATTGGCGATTTCTTCCGGCGTCCAATGACGCATGGCCTTCTCTAAAGCATCTTCTTCATACCGCTCAAGATGAAGCATGGAATGCTCGCCGCAATGTTTGCAGCGCGGACTGTAAAGCGTAACCGTCCATTGCAACCCGGTTCCGCGCATATGAACATGAGCATCATCTTTACCATTTGGGGCAAAATAGACGCACCTCCAAACAGGCTCATTCTCCCTCCATGTTGGATGAATCTGAATTTCAATGAGATGCTTATTTGCGTAAATGGCGGCAATCCACTCTTGGATCTCTGGTCTGATTTCACTCATGGCATTTTGAGTTTGGGTGTGACTTCGTTGTAAACTTTCTGATACTGCTCGCAGAACTTGAGCAGCGTTTCGAGCATCCGACTGGTGTAATCGTCCCAGGTGACGACGACGTGATGCGGCTGCATTCCTGGAAAGTAACTCCAGAAATGCCACTGGCGGATGCCTGTCACGCACATCGAGCCGTGAACCTGCTGTTTGTAGGTGTCGGGCAGACCGCCGGAGCGAACGTATTCGACATGTGTCCCCGGCGCAGGGCATTTGATTTCTAGCCCTGCAACGTATTGCCCGCCATCCACAATCAGCCCGTCAGGAGAGCACCCAAGGATGCCGTTGTCGTGCGTAACAAATCCCACCTGTTCCACGTTCAGCGCCGTGTGAGCCTGAAACGCAAGACGCGCCTGCGGCTCCATCTCAGTGCCGCGCCGGGTCATCCAGTTTCCAGCAAACTCCGGCTCGAAGTCAGGAGCGAACGTCTCGCCGATCAGCTCGTTGATGTAGCCATCTGCGGACTTCGACAGCTCGCACTTGGCAGCGGTCACGATCTTGGAGAAGTTGGAAGCAGTCGGCTTGCCCTTTCGGACAAGAAGCCAGTCTGGCGTGCCTTGGATTATGTCTTTATGAACGATCACTTGCTACCCCCTTTCACGATAGCCTGAATGCCGCTCCACGCCGACAGAACAGAACGAAGCTCATCGTCCGTGCAGTCGTCGGGATTGTTGCGAACGTCGTCCAGGATGCCGTCGTCGAGGAGCTTGTGATTGATGTCCGTCCACTCGATGCCGTCAGTGGTCAGGCGTTCCTTGACAGCTTCCAGCGCCGTCTTTTCCGGCACCTCGGCGGCGAACATGTCAGCGGGCGGTTCAGCCTTCACAAACGGGTTGATAGGCTCGGCGCGGGCTGTGCGTTTGGCGGGCGTCACATCGCGCTCGACAGCGGGAATCAGGTCATCATCATCACGCTCGACAGCCTCCCGGAATTCAGCCGACAACGGAAGCCACTTGGAAAGGCGTCGGAAAGCGGTCTTTTTCGCCATCTCGTTGTAGTCTGTGACCCATGGGCCTGATGTTCCGGCGCGGCTCCGCTTGCGGATGGACTCAATTTCATCCTTTGACATGACGGCGCAAAAAACCGGACCGTCCTTCGTGACCGCCAGCGCGTAAGCCGCATACATCGCTCCGCGTGGCTTCTTCCAGTCGATTTCATGGCGCGTCACCTCACCCATGTTGTATTCGAAAACGTCACCCTCGCAGACAACGTCCGCGTGCAGCTTGGCAATGATGCCGGAGCGCATGGCAAGTTCGGCCAGACCCTTCCAGTCAATGACCAACGTGCATTGATCCTTATAAGGGATCAGATGGGCGCGGCGTCCGTCCGGCTCAAGGCCAAAAGCGGACAGGTCGAGAAGACAGCGCATGAGGCTTTCCTTCGTGCATTCCGCTAGCTTAGGCGTGCGAGTCAATGCCGTGATGGCAATGCGAGTGAAGCGTTCCGGGCTGAGATGCTTGGGCAGAGCTTTGGCGAACTGCTCCTGCATCTTGGCGTCAGTAAGCGTCTGTTTGATCGTGGTGAGTTGGTTTGACATGGTGGTATGTGTTGTTTGGCTAGATGAACAGAAGAACGAGGATCAGGGCGACAAGCAGCAACCCGCCGACGATGGAGGAGACGCGCTCATGGAATTGAGCTACTGTAGCGACTTTCTCACAACGCAGCCGCCGCTGGCGAGGACTGTTGTATTGTTGATACGCCATGAAGCGGGCCGAAAACTCGGCGGTGCGGTCAATCACGCGGTCGTTTGGATGGACAAGTTTCATAATATCAACCAGCGTTAAATGATGCGCAGACAACACCTTGACGGACGCCTTCGGCGGCGGTGCCGATGAGCTTGACGGTGACGTTCTCGGGGCAGGAGGCCCAGTCGGACCAAGCGTCGCCCCATTTCTCCATGGGCTTGCCGTCACTTGGGTTCATGTTGCGGGCAGTGTCTTCGTCAGGAGCGCAGACAACGGCGGAGTCAAAAGTGTCCCAAGTGTTGTTCTCGGTTTGAGAGATGAGGTAAAGATTCATATCAGTGTTGAATGATGGTCAGAATCCAGCCAAGGGCGGACAGGATGAGAGCGATGATGACGGCGGTTTTCATACGGAAAAGTGGTTGACCATTGAGCGCATCCATTCGTCGGCCAGACCTTTCCAGCGACCGGACGAAACGGCATCGCGCATTGCCCACTGGCGGCGGTTGAGGCGGAAGCATTGGCGAGCTTGGCGCAGCATATGCGCGGACTGCTGGCGGGCCTGAGAGTATCCGGTGGACGCCAAAAAAATGGAGCGAATGGAAGAAGACGGCTTCATGCGTTCTGGTTCTTGTAGGGGTTGCGGTTGACGCCACGGCCTTTCATGAGGGCCTTGAGGCGGGTCTGCACTTCGGAATCAGCAAGCGCAAAGTGACGCATCTGCTGGTTGATCGTGCGGTTATTTTCGGCGGCAACGGCCTTGATGGCGCGATGCTCTTCCGGCGGAACTTTGATTACGATTTGTTTCATGGGCAGCGCCATTATGCACCGCCGCAAACACGCATCAAGCTATATTTTCATCTTTTTTCACCGTGCATTTCCTGCCATCGTGCAAGGAACTGAGTCAACGGCTCGTCCCCATGCCCGTTCATGGCGCAGGCGCAGTTGGTGGCTTCGCAGCAAATAAAGGTGCACCCAGGCTCATGCTGAACCTGTGGCTTTCCGTCCTTCTTACGACGGCACTTGGCCGTTGCGTTGAAGTGATTGGCGATGGTTTCCCAGGCAGTCATGCTTCCGTGACGATGACTTTCACGATACGGAGATCGGGATGCTTACGCCGGTAGTCCTTGCCCCAAATCTCGCGGACTCGGGCAAGCGTGTCTTTGCGCCGGTAAGCGAAGGCGCACTTCGTCAGGGCATCGCATTGCGTCGCGCAGTAGGCGGTGAAGGATCGTTTCTTGGCAGGGACGATGATTGTATCCCGCTCGATGGCATGAGCGCCAACGGCACGAACGCTAGCCTCGACCTGCGCCCATTCATGCCTCGCCTTGTCCCAATACTTCGCGCCAGGAATTAGATTCCAGTCGTGCTTTCCTTTGTAGATTTTCCACCCTTTTGGGGGCTTTGGAATATTCATGGCTGGCCCTCCTTGGCTGGGGTGAGGCAGGCGGCAGGGAAGAATCGCTGATTGAATCCTGCGGCATCAAACCACGAGCAGGCGGCGTCAATGTCCGCGTTGTAAGCCTCGACGGTCATCTCCGGCCCGCCCGAATTGAGCCGCACCACGTCGCCGGGGCGGGGCGTCCAGGCTTGTTGCGACTGCGTGGGCTGGGCTGAACGCTTAGTCACAACAGCTTCAAGCAGATCCCTTTCTTTCCTCATCTCTTCGACAAGCTCCGGCACTTTGGCGCACAAGACATCCTCGTGCTTTCCGCCGTCATCAGCAATATATACCTGTTCGCCAACAGCTTCGCCGCAGCGGACGACAAGGGAGCGGTAGTAATCGACGTTGCGTTGATTCTGCGCGGATGTCTCCATCCATGCCTGAATGCGTTTTGCCACAGCTTCCGCAAGGCGGGCGTCCATCGGCGTTCCACTCGTTTCAGGGTCGCACCAGCAATGTGCGGCAATCTGCCTCGCTTCACTCATCCAAGGTTTTTCCGCCTGCGCCTTTTTCGACTCCATGCTTTTCAGCAGGTCGTTGTAAGGCCAGCCGTGGCCGGGCTTGGCTGGGGCGGGCTCTGTGGACTGGGTTGGCTGCGTGAGCCTTGATGTGCTGGCATATTCCTCTACCCGTCCCCAGAGGGATAGTTCATTACATCCCTCTTCTCGCGGAACACCCAGCTCATCGAGCTTACGATGCACACAGGCTGCTTCCACAGCGCAATGCCCGACCGGATCGGCCTCGTTAAGTGGGGGAAGCCTTTTGTCCTCTGGTTCGGTAGGAATGGCCTCCGCCTGGGCAGGCTCAGGTTTGGCCTTGCTAGACGCATACTCCTCTACGCGGCCCCAAAGGGTGAACGTCTTTCCGTGCCTTTCGCGTGGGACTCCGATCTCGTCCAGTTTTTGATGAACGTAGGCTGCTGCGACTGCGCAATGTCCAATCGGGGCGGATTCGTCGAGCGGTGGGAGCATCTTGTCCGATGGTCCTGTGATGGTGGTCTTTTTCTCTTCATCAGGCACGGCCTCCGGCTTCGGCAGGGCGGCCAGGAAGGCGCGGGCGATGGCGAGGCGTCGTTTTTTCTCTTGCTCAAAGCTATTGCTCAGAGGGTCGCAAGATAGAAGTCCAACGCTGCCTGAAGTAAAAGCCGCGTCAATGGCGGCCTGAAGCTGCTCGTCTGTGTATTTGTGTGCGTTGTTTGTTTGCATGGCGCAGCAGCGTAACCGCTCGCCCTATGCCGTCAAATCAACTTCTGCACGTCGTAACCCACTTCTTCCATGCGATCTCTCATTTCTGAGAGAGTCTTGCCGAACGTGACCTGAAAGTGCGGCGTCTCCTGAAAGCTCTTCCAGTTTCCCGCCCATTCGATGCCCATCTTCCCAGCAATGATGCCGATTTCAGTATAGAGTTTGTCGGCAAGTCCAGGCTGTTTTTCGTCCAAGTAAACGCCGTTCTTGAACAGTCCAAGGTCGATTGCTAGCCCGTAGTTGTGCCAGGAGGAGCCAGGGCGCGCCTTGGTGACAATCCGCCCCGGCTTCGTCCTGCCCTGCGCATAAAGCGCCGCCTGCGCAGCCCATGAGCGAAGGCCGGAAATTACCTCCACCGTGACGCCTTTCGCCTCCATCGCTTTTTCAGCGGCGGCAACAAACGGCTCCAACTTGGCGAGCGCCTTCTTGTTCAAGCTGCCCAGGTTCTCGATGGTTCGTTTCGTTCTCATGGGTCTTTGTCGTTGTAGTCACGCGCACCGCACCAAAGCGCGATGGCACCAAACACCAGCACCGCCCCAAAGAAACAGAGCATGCCGACAAAAATCTGGAAGCATTCGATCATGGGCGGAGAGATTCACGGACGGCTTTCATATATTCTGCGTGCGAATGCCATACCTCGTCAGTCTGGCACTGGTATTGCCCTTGTGACGTTTGAATCACCGTTCCCGCCTTCAGGTGCAACGCCTGCGGGGAATAAAGCTGCATGGAGTCTGCGACGGTAGGCGAGCGAAATGCGCAGCTCGTCAGCGTGACGCTTGCCAGCAGGATTTGCAATATCTTCATACCTCAGAATCTCCAGCGTTAGAGCCTCCATTTCCTTCGTCAGGTGCCACGCAAGCCAAAGCGGGAATGCCTTTAGGGCCTGCGTAGCTGCCTGGAAAAAGGCGGTTATGGCGGACAGTGGACTCATGCCCCGGTCTTGTTGCCATCCTTGGCAGCGATCAGTCCCAGCCCGGCCAGAGTAGCAACGGCTTTAGCCACCTCGTCGGCATACTGAGGCAGCCAAGTTGCGGTGATTACTCCGGCAATGGTGACGATTCCAGCCAGGGTCGTTTTCCAGTTTTTCAGGATGTAGTTCATGGGCGTTTCGTGTTGTGTAGTTTGGCTTTTTCTTCCTCGGTCAGTGAAAAGGTGCTGCCTGAATTCAGCTTGCCAGCATAGGGGCATCCTGGCGTCGGGCATTCGTCAATGATGGCTAGAGTCCCTTTCGCCAGCCCCATTTTCTCCGCCATCTTGGTAATCAGTGGCTCCTTTTCAGCCCTCCATTGCTCGCATGAGATAGAACGATCCCAGATGATTTTGAAAGCTACGCATAGAGCACCGGTCACAGCGGTGATGCCTGAAAGAAGAGCTTGTTCCAGCGTCATGTCTGCGATCATAGCGGGTTAGGTAAAATCAACAAGGAAAAAATCAGGCGTTATCCTCTGCGTAGGCAGCGGCAAAAATGGCGTCAGCTTGGGCATCAGTGAGTCCAAGAACCTGCTGAAACTGAGGGATTGCCGGATGAGTAGAGCGAACAGTTGGCTGATACTCCCACCATGAGCTTAAATCATGCCGCTGTTCGACATCCTGAATACCATTAATCCACGCGCTAATCTTGATACAGTTCGATCGTCCAAGGGCACGTCGGAGCGATCCCATGGCAACAGAGTAAACTTGGCGCTGAATAGGCCTAGCCTCCCATGCAGCCTCGATCTCGGCCAGTGTCGGCTTGGATGTGCCGTCGAGCATGGTCAACCCGGCATAGGTTTCAGGGTCGAGCTTGAATTTAGCTCCTGGGCGGGCAAGCGCGACGGCTTCAGCGAGATTGTATGATGGGACTGACATTAGGCTCCTACCTCCATAAGAAGTATTGTTGAGGCTGCGCGGGCAAAAGCGGCGGAATCGGTATCTGTTGCGGATCGATTCAAGTAAACGGCACCAGAGCCAGAGGAGGCAATCTCAATCTCATACGTCAAAGCCGACGTGGATGCCGGACTGTCCAGATAGTTGACCGTAGAGGCTAGCATCTGACTTGGCTGGTTGGCATATGCGTTGGAGGTGACCCGTGTTCGAGAGCTTGCGGTATCGCCCTGCAATAGGATGCTGCCGCTTTTTGTCAGTCGGACAAACACTGCATTGGAAGTTGCAGCGGACACGTTCAGGGATGCCAAAATCAACACCTTAGATGTAGCGGAAGATGGCGTGATGGACGCGGTGAACACGCTAGAAAAACTGGTTCCAGTGACGCTAGCCGTATCCGTTTTCGTAGCCTGGACAACCTGAAGAATCTTGCCTCCCCCGCTGCCGCCAGTCGCCGACAACGTGCCTCCACTCAAAGAAAGGCCGCTGCCAATGCTGATTTCCTCAATCGCGCCCGTGCTGGCAGTGCTACGGCCCAGGAGCTTACTGGTCGCCATGGTCAGTCCAGAGCTTGTGACCGCGCCTTTCAGCGCATAGATGGCGTTCAGCAGCGTCTTGATCGAACTGTAGGCAATGTTTTTCAGCGTTCCGCCGGAGGTGACAAAGGCGACTTCATCCGTGTCGGCAAGCGTCGTTTCGGTCGCTGCGCCGGAGATGGCAGAGCCTACGTTCGTTGCGTCCGTGACATCAGCCAGCGCCTCGATGGCGTCCAGTTTGGTCTTGTCGGCAGCAGACATGAAGCCCGGGTCGCTGGTGGTCGCGTCCGCGTGCGTGTGCGTGGTGAGGGAATCAACGTAAGTTTCCCATGCGCCGGAGTGATAGATGCGCCGAACTTGGCTGCCTGCCGTGCTGTATCCTGTGCTGCCAACGGTGGCCGTGCCGTTGCGGACAACCACGGTGTAGCCTTTGCCTTCGGTCGGGCTGGGGTCTGTGACGGTTGCAGACGCCACCACAACATAAAGGCCATTGTTTGAGGCGGTGAAATTGCTTGATTTCACCTCGGCAGGTTGAAGCGCCGAATCCGCCAAAGCCCCTTGCGCAGCGGTGGCAAAGTATCCGATATCCTCAGCGGCAGCAGTGCCGATGTCGGCGGGCTGCACGGCGGTATCGGCAAGGGCGCCCTGGGCTGCGGTGGCAAATGCGGTTGCCGCCTCGTTGGCAGCCGTGCCAAGATTGTTCACAGCGCCGATGACGCTATTCAGCTTCGTCCTCACAGACGAGCCGGTTTCACCGTTGGCGATTGTAGAAATAGGCATAAAAGTCAGTCAATCCAAGTTTGGTCATCGCGCCAGACACCGAAGTCATCCCACAGCCCCGTTGCCAGAATCCAGTCACCAGTAGGCACGCCACCTCCGCCACCCATTGATGGCCCGATTAGACTAAGATGGAGAGAGAGTGAGTGCATCATGTTCCTGGAATTTCGACGCTTGCGATATTGCTTTCAGGCCCATCCCCGGCGTCATTGTATGGGATCACTTTGAAATACCACATACCCTCCTGTCCTAGCGCGGCGTCAAAATTAGCGCTTTGATTCGTCCCGTCGTAAAACTCGGTGAATGCGCTGTTATCAGGGCTGGAATAAGCCTTGTAGCCAAACCCAGCAGAACCCGTCTTGTTGCTGGCCGTCCAGTCAAGAGTGACCGAATAGCCGCCAAAGTCGATAGACAATGCCAGCACAGGCGCAACAGTCGGCGGCGTCAATTCAGCGGAGGCGAAGGCAACCGCAGGCAAAGACACGCCGAGAGCAAGGGACATCATTCAAGCCAGAGGATAACAGCGCCAGATGTGAGAGTGATCGAACTGCCGCGAATCGGGTAATAGCCAACGGGCAGGGTGGTCGCAATACCTGTCTCGTCGCCATCGTAGGCCGTGCCCTCAGGTCCTGCGCTCGTCGGAGCAACAAGGGCCGAAATAACCGCCTCGGCAATGACCGTAAAACCGTAGAAATTTTTGGCCGTGGCGGAGGTGTTCGATACCACCTTATAACCCTTGGTGGCCTGTTCCCGCGTGAAGTTGGAAGTTTCAGACATGGCCCGAGTTTCTCATATTTGAGAATGACGGCAAGGATTTTTTCCATTTTCGGCTTGGCAGACTGGCGACAGGCTGGAAGAATCGGCGCAGGGTATTGCGTCGGGGTTCAGAGGTTGTTTCCCTGGTTATTCATTCCGCCCACCGGTAAACGCGTAAAAGCCGGTTTCTTTGACATTTCAGACTTTGGCCCGCCCTGGAGGTAAAAGACCTGTGACCGACTGGAATAGCACCCGCGCACCGCGAGAGGGCAAGCACCAGGGAAAACCAGGCAAGCCAGGCGGGCCGCCTATTTCCTGCCGTGCCTGTGCTGGCCGACCATCAATCTCCGGCGACTTGCCGACTTTGGCATGGGAGAATGGACAGCGCGAACGAGCACTAGGCTCACCGTGCCACCCTGGTGAAAACGGGCTTTCGCGGCGGCAGGAATCCAATTTGAGCGCACGGTTCGACTCCGTAGTATCTCCACAAAACCCAAGAAGCCCGGGCCGCAAGCCCGGCAGTCCTTGGCTGGGGGCTGGCCGTCAGGGGCCGCGCTCATTTTTCTCTATTCACAGCCTCATCAATCTTGCGATACTCGCGGGCAAGGTTTGCCATGACATCGGCAGCTCCAGCTTGCGGTCCAAAGATCGGCGCAAGAACTGATCCAGTCGCAGACGACAGTTTATCAAGTTCGTTCACAACGTCCTCGGGATCATCCGAAAACAGGTCATTGATGTCACGCCCGGCGCGGTAAACATCAGACGCCACCTTTTCCGTCAGCGTCGTTTCACCAAAGACGCGCAGCCCCAGGAGGTATTTCACGCCGTATTCAATGCCGCGCCCCAAGACAAATATGCCGCCAACAGGACCAAGTGCCAGCGTTGCCGCCCATTGTTCACGGCTCCATTCCCGTTCTTCATCCTCCGGCTTGCCCAGGACACTCGCCAGAATGGCAACGGAAAGCTGAGTCACCGCAGCCTGCGCGACATGAGCCACAAGGATGCGCTGAATGTCCATGGCCTTGTTCTTGGACTTGCCGGACGCCAGATGCTTGATCGCCATAAGCTCGATTGCCGCAGCCTTGCGCTGATCGCTGAGAAACATCCACATGGCTTTTGCAAAGATGTTTGTGGACTGCTCGGCAATGGATCGGTTTACAAGGTCTGACGGCTGGGCAGACGTGGCAATCATTCGCTCAATACGCTGTGATGCATAGGCGTCAGCCTGCTCTGCCGTGGCACCGGAATTCTCCGCGAGGTAGCTGCGGCGATAGTAGTCGAAGGCAATGGCAGAACCGATAGCCGTCCAGCCTGCATCCGTCCATGCCATCGGCAGCATCCCTTTTTGCATGAGCGAAATAAGCATGGAGCCATTAACGCCCGCATTTTGCATGGCAACGCGAGCCTCGGCGGAGAACCCGCCCTGGATACGGCGCTGAATGATGTCGCTCTTCCACATGGCAGCAACATCGGATGTAAACTCAACCGGACTCGTCAAAGCTCGAGCCAGCCCGACAGAATAGGCGTGTGCCGGAACATCGGCCAAGAGCGGATTCAGGACCGCCGAACTTTGCTTTGCCACGGGCGAGATGCGGAACGCCAGCGCCTTGAATGCTCGATACTGCATCAAGTTCTGCCAGAACCTAGACAGAAACACGATGTCTTTCACAGCCCGAGTGCCAGCCGCCTCAATGTTCGCAATGTTCGTTTTAAGGTTCGTCAGCGAAGCGTCACCGCTCTTTTGCCGAATAGCAGTCTGCACGTTCTTATCGAGCAGCACAGCCTTGGTGTCGCGCATGATTTCAGCATGGCTCACCCAATGCGCCACATTCTGCCAGTGACCCAGAAATACAGCCATGGCATCCATGCGCATAAGCGGCGACGTAGTGTTGACGCGGGATTTTGTAAAGCCCGCCGTCATGCCGCTGCTAATGTCAGAGCCGTCAAGCTCCATCACGGACGCATCGCCGGAGCGGTGGCGATAGATAGGAGCGTAATTCTTGATCCTCGGCAGCGGGGCGTTGAATAGACGACGGTAAACCGGGTCAATCATCTTTGCCGCTGCATCGTAGCTGGACGCCATCCAATTAGCCAGTGCCACGGCCTGCGGACTCAGGAAATCGTCAAGCTGCCTGAATGAATCTTCCGTCCAGCCGTCGCGCTCCATCTGCTTACGGCTCGCGTCCTGACGTGACCACAGCAGATATTGAATCCCCTGCATTTCCGACATATCGAGCGGCTTCAATTCGCCAGCGTTCAGCACCTTTTCAACCGTAACCGTGCGCTTGCGGTCAGATGCAGCCCATTCTTCCAGAGCGGTTTCCACCTGATCCTGGCGCAGTCCGGCGGCTTCCGCCGCCATCGTGCCATCGGAGAGTTTTGTCAGCGTCTCGATGTCGAGTTTAACCGTTTCAGTCTTGCGCCCTTCTGTGATAGAAACGCCGCTCTTTTTCACGGTCTGCATTTTCCCGATGGCACGAGCCTGGGCAATCGTGGATTCGGTGTCAAAGATGACGCTCAACGCCTCGCGCCTCTGCGCATCAATATTTCGCATGATGTCCGTTTCCTGATTCGCAGCAGACACCAGACTGTCAGCAAAGAACCGCGTCACTTTGGAATCCTCGCCAAACAGCAGTTCAAGGCGCTGAGCAGTCGTCCAGAGAATCGAACTCATCATGCCGCGCAGAGCCTGGGCAGCCTTCCTGAAATTACTGCTCTGAATTGCCGTTGTTTCGTTGTCCGCCTCAGCCTGCGACACTTCACGGTCTGGCAACGCGCCCTTGATGGCATCGCCGCGCAGGTCATCCAGCATCGCCTTACGCTCCTCATCCAGAATCTTTTTCCCAAGCTTGCCGGTTGCGACAATGTCTTGCAGCCACTTCATGGCATCGGCCATGCTCGCGCTGTCCTTGTCGCCCCAAAGCTCAAACTGGCGCAGCACGCCCATCTTGGACATGAGGCTGGCGGTCTCGTCGGCATCCTGGGAATCGGCAATGGCAGCGTCCAGGGCCTTTTCTTCATTCGCCACCGTCTCGATATCGGCGTTACGGATGAAATTCGCGTAGTCCACAAGCTCCGTGTAATTGGACAGCAACTTGCCCTCCATACGGCCAGACGCGCCTTTCTGCGATGAGTAGCGATCAAGCAGGGAATAGACCTCGGCTGTGATCTCCTTCCGCATGAACTTCTCAAGCTCGACCACGGCCTTCTGCATAGCCTTCTCGATCGTCTTGTAACGCGCCCGTTCCGTCGCCTGACCGGTCAACTTCACCATTCCGCCCGGCACGATCTTACCGCGAATCTCCGCAGGGAACGCGGCCATGGCGGTGTTGAACAGTCGTGCGTCACGTTGGAGCGATTCGCGAGGTGACCAGTCATCCTGCATCATGTCCTCGGTATCGTCGCGCCACTGCTGCGCCTCGGCTTTGGATTGGGACTTGGCTTTCTTCTCCACGTCTTTCACCGCGCTTTCAGCCTTGGCAAACTCGGCACGAGCGGCACGTTGTCCGACAACCACGCTGTTCAGCGCATTCCAGAGAGCATCCGGCGTCGGCTCATTCAAAAGACCATCATCATAAAGATTCTGCGCCATCACATCGGGCATAATGCCGGCGCCTGCTCCAGCATACCACGCAGGAGGAAGCCAGCCCGCGCCATCATAATCACCAGCTTTGCCTTTGCCGTCAGTCTTGAGCTTGCCAAGATTCTCTGCCGTGGTTTTGGACATGAGGCGGCCATGCGCGCCAAGCATTTGCTTGATAAGCGGATGATCGTTCATCTGGCCGATGCCTTCACTCCACGCCATGAGCGTTTCAGGCGTCAGCCTTGACATGCCAGCGTCCACAAGCTCAGCCTCCCGTGTCGCCTGCCGCATCGCCTGCTCCTTGTCCAGGCTGGCCTTTGTGCGCTTCTCAACGACAGGCCGAATCTTGTCACCCTTCCACGTCACGCGTTCGGCGCTCCAGTTCTGAATCAGCCGGTTGATGTCGGACAGTGACCGCTGGCGAATCTTGAACGCCAGTTCAGTCCGCGCCTGCATGATCGACTCGATGATGTTAGCCAACTGCTCGGCGGATGAGGTGGGGGAGAGACTAAACCGGATGTCTGCTGACTCGGCATTGAACCGCTGGGAAAGCGGGATCACGTTGCCGGACTCGTCGTATGTTACGGGGTCGGCGGATTTGATCTGGCTTGCCTCTTTAATAATAACGACAGGCAAATCTATATTCCCATGTTCATAAGTTCTGATTGAATCAAACCCGAGCGACCAAACGGCAGACCCTAAATTATCTGTGAAACTATTTGATGGAGATTCCTTAAAGTCCTCCCATGATTTATCCGACTCAACAGCGTTTAACGCCTCGTTGATAGTGGACGCCTTGTTATATTTTGGGTTGTTACTCCATTCAAACAAGTTTGCTTTGGCGTTCAAATCAACGCCTTGCATCTGTAGATGTTTTTTAAATTCCTCAAAGGAGGAGGATTCATTCAAAGCGTTGTCAACCCTAAGCGGCTTGGTTAAGCGAGCTTTAACCGAAATAGTGTTGCCGTCGTCTCCTTCTGCGTAGATGTCCGCGTATTCCTTGTCAGGCGTGAAGTGTGCACCATCCCTGCCAAAAGCCGGGACACTTCCCGATTCCTTGCGTCCACGAAAAAGAGTTTCGCTGTCATATCCAGCAGCCTTCGCAGCCTCATTCACCATGCGCTGCGCCTTGGCAGCAGCTTCTGGATTACGCTTAACCCACGCTTCAAAAACAGACTTTCGCTCGTCTTTAGGGGAGCTTTTCAGCAGTTGAATTAGGTTGTCATTGCCGCTGTCGCCAGCCTCTACGGCGGCCATGTGTTCGGCGTCCTGGGCGGGCGTGACGGGAGAGAGGCTAAATGCCATTCCGTCCGCCTCCATCTGCTGCCGAATCTGATCAGCCTGCGCAGCATCTTCCCGCGTCTGCTCGGTCAACCCAAGGAGCTTGTCCATGAACTCGGTGAAATCTCCCACCGTGCCGTTCTGTTCGGCCTGTGAAATGATCTTGGCAGTAGCAACGACGCCGCGAAGGTATGCGCCGACAGCCTTCACCCATGCGCGGAGACGGCGAAGCAGCGTCATTTCCGCAGGCTTGCGAGCCGTCAGCACAGCAGAATCCAGGGCGCGGAGAATCGTCCCTGGCGTCATACCTGTGCGCTCGCCGGTCTTGTCGCGGCCAATCCATGTTCGCACGGCCAGTTCCGAAATGACCTCGCGAAGAAGGTTCTCGTCGCCCTCTCCCTTGGCAACGCGAGATGCACGGTCAAACCAGTTTAATTCCTCCTGTGTCGCCCTTTTGCCAAGGCGTTTCGGGTCGATTTGGGAAATCAGGACTGCGACGGCATTTCGGCTCTCCTGCTCGGTGAACTTGCCGAGAGCGACGCCCTTTCGCCATGAGGCTTCGACGTGCTCATGTAGAGCGGTGATTATGCGCGGGATGTTGGTTGTTCCGTCCTTGTTGAGACTGCGCATGAAAACGGTTGAAACGGCCCGGCCAAACTCAAAGTGATTTTCTCCAAGAATGGTCTGTGCAACGTCCGCTTCGCCCTCTTTGTCAGCAAGCGCCATCTGCTCATCTCGCAGATTCTGAATGCTGGCCGTGTCTTTAATCTCGCGCTTCTGCCCCGTGATTGGATGCACAAACACAAGGCCGTTCTCGCCAACAGTGGGGACTTCTGCCGTAATCTCGACGCGCTGATCTGGCTTGAGCCGCAACAATTCATCCACGGCGGCAATGGTCGTTTCAGCCTCGTATTCAGATGAAGCCATGAGGAAATAACGCTGCATCTGCGTTGCCACCTCCTGCGATTCGGCGGGGACCGTTGTCCCGTCAGCCATGCGGACTTTCCAACCAGACTCATCACGGATGACCGCCACGCCGATATTTTCAGCCTCCGCCGCATCACGGTTGAGGAGCTTTTGCGCCTCGCGCTGCTTCTCCATGAAGCGAGCCAAAGCGCCAGCCTTCTCTTCCGGTGTCGCCTTTTTGTCAGACGTGAAATTCGCCTGGAATCCAGCGTCAGCACCGGGCCAGTCGCCAGCCTCCGCCTTCTTGGCGATGCCTTCCGCAACGTCGGGAGCGATGCCGGTTGCAACCATGGCGTCAACGTCCATCGCCAGTTCTCGGCCACGCTTGATGTCACGAATCGAAACCGCGCCGCCGCCAACCAGGGAATAGACCAGAGCAGGGCCCCAGGTCTGCGAGGCGATTTCGCTGAACTTCGGCATGCGCTTTTCCCAATCCACCCCCGGCATGTCCTGGTCCAGGGCCGTGACAAGCCCCTCCATTTGCAGGGGAATGAAGCTCTGTGCGTATTCCTCGCCAATCTCGCCAGCGGTGCCAGCAGCGGAACGAATCGCCAGATTACGAGCCGCCCCTGCAATGCTCGTAGTGGTCGATTGCAGCCACTTTTGCAGAAACGGCAGCTTCACTTTCCCGAACGGAATCAGCGCCGTCACCGTTTCCACAGCGGCGTTCAGAGGTGCGGAAGCGATGCCGATGGCGTCGGCCTGTTCATACGTCAGAGCCGGGTTCTCCATCTTCGCCTGCGCCGCGATAGTGTCGCGAAAATAGGCAAGGTTCGCGCCGAATCCAAGTGCCGGATTGATGATCGTGGCGGCGGACTGCGGCACCATGCGGGCAACGTCAATGCCAGTCTGTGACCACCATCCGTCTCCCTTGATGGGTGAAATCATGGAATCGGCAACCGTGCGGACCTGCTGGGCAAGAATGTTCATCTCGCGATTCTTGCCAGTCTGGCGTTCCATGCGTCCAGCCATTTCAAGCTGTCCAGCCTCGGTGAGATCGGCCACGGCAGACGCCAACGCCGCGCTTTCCGTGCTGGACACAACAGCCGCGCCAACAGTCTCAGACATGCGCCCGAACGCCCCGGCCAGCTTGGACAGGTAGCTTGCCCGCTCCTTAGCATCTTTTCCGCCAGTCTCGCCAATGGCGGAGATTACCAGAGGGCGCATTTCGTCCGGCACGGACAGGAGGCGTTCAGCCACGGATTGAAACACCTTGGAGTCCGGCAGGCTCACATCCGGCGCCCCAAACTGATTAAAAGAAACCAGCCCCTTGTCCATTTCAGGCTTCAACTTTGCAGCCGTTTCATTGATGACGCCGCGATACGGAGCAAGTTTGACCGCCAGCGCCGTATGACGTTTTGCCAAGTCTTTCGTGTATCGACTGAACACTCCGCGAAGTTGCGAAGGCCCCCGCTTGGCTTCCAGTTCGGCTATGGCTTCCGGCAGGGAAATGCCTGAAAGCGCAGTTCTGGCAGCAATGTCCGCCGCCTCATCTGCTGTCTGGATGTGAGAGCGGACCAGCGTATGCAACTGCTCGTCCGACACGTTGCGGGCGTCCTTCATCTGGAAATATCCCTGAGCAAGCGCGTCCTTGTCAGCCTGCCAAGTGATCGAGCCGGAGTTGATGTCGCGTCCAGCCGTGCGCGTCATCCAGGCTGAAAGAGCGATATTCCTGTTCAACCGCAAAGCGTCCTCACCTTGTGGAACAAACAGCCGGTCAGATTCGGCAGGCTCGGGAAACTGATCGTTGAGAATTGCCTGCTTTAGAAGTTCGTCGGGAGTCATTTAACAAAGAAATTGATGGATGGGAAGAAGCTGGAATCCGTGGCGTTTTCGCCCTGGACGGGGCCGACTGGAAGCGCGTTTGAGCTTGAATCAAGGTAGCGTTGTTTAGCGACCTCCACATAATCGGTGCTCAGGACATCGGACACGATCTTGTTCACCTTGCCAAGGTCATCGACGCCCTTAACACGTCGCTCAATTTCCTTTTCCAGCATGAACACGCGCTGTTGAAAGTTCATCCAATCAGACGCCTTTTTAGGGTCGAGCTTCTTGTCCTCGCCGCTGCCGGTGAAAAACTTTGACTCGCGGAATTTGACGATTTCTCGCAGCATTTCGCGCCCTAGTCGTTGTCCATCTGCGGCGGCGCTTTTGTCATCGGTGCCCGCAAGTTTGGATTGCATTGCTGTCGAAAGCAGGTCGCGCAGGTGCGGAGGCGACTTCTTGATTCGCATGGTCGCCCGCGCCATTTCCACAACCTCTTTCGGGTCACGGTTTTTAACAAGCGTCGGATCAATGCCGTCGATCATCGTCATAGTGTCCAGATACATACGAGCCTCGTTTTCAGGCGTCACAGGCATGGCTGCGTTAATCTCCGCCCGCGCCTCCATTAGTTGCGCAGGCTCCATGTATTGAGAGGTGAAGTCGTTGCCGTCTACCACCTCGTTCTTGGCAACGCGGTTCATAAAGTTCAGCAAATCCTGATTTGCGTAGCGCGTCTTGGCCTGCTGAATCTGCATCTTCATTTCTTCCTTAATCTGGGGAGTGAGATCGGATTTGACGCGTAGCTCTTCGGCCTTGGCAAGATCGACAGGAATGCCATTCTCACCGGAGATGTAGGAACGGAACGTTGCCTCAATCTCTCCGCGCTTTGCGGACTTCTGTTCAAGCGCGTGGTTCTCATCGTCCAGCCCTCCAAGCTCCTTGATCTGATCGTTCAGTCGCTCAACCTCGCCCCATGCCATAATATCGCCCTGATTGCCAAGACGGATATTTTCTGCCTTCTGCTCCTTGAGGCTTTGAATCTTTTTCGCCTTTGCCTGATCCTCAACTACGGTATAGGCAACGTCGGCGCTTTCTGGCGTGCGGAATCCTGCCGCCACTTCGTTTTTGAGGTGATCCTTGTAGATTGCCGTATCGCCCGTTTCGACGGCCTTCATCGCCGCCAGCCTGCCGGAATCCTCCATGCGCTGGCCGGTCTTTTTAAACGCCTCCGCCTGAACCATAATCGTCCCCCGCGTGCTCCAATTCGTCACTCGGTCTTGAAGCTGCAAACGCGCATCCGGCGTCAGCGGCATCTTATCGAAGTCGGTTTTTAGCTTGTTCTGAATCTCATCCCATTTGCCCATCCATGCAGATTCGTCGGGGTTTTCCTGCTGGAATTTGGCAAATTCCAACTGCGCGTTCTGCATCGCCATAGATGCGTTGGTGAGGTGAGTCACGTCCTGGGCGCGTTTAGCCCTTTCATTGATGTCGAAAGCAACCTGCCCGACCTTGGCTAAGCCCTGAGCAATGCTTTGATTATTGACCGCTTGAAGCTCGGGAACGCGCAGGGTTTGATTGCCCGTCTGAATCTGGCCTGGGCCTTGGAGAATGGGGATGCGTGCCATGATTAGACGTTGGTAGAACCCGCGACAGGCTGCCGCGTCTTGTAATTGTAGGCTGTTGCTCCGGTCGTTGGGCGAGTCGTGAATGTGCCATAAGCACCGCCAGCAGCGGAGGCTAGGCCAGAGATGGCCGCTCCCGTGGCGTCACGCCTATGCTGCGCGGCCTGCTGTTGTCCCATGATGCCAGTGCTATATCCCTCGTATGCAAGCTGCCTCTGCGCAAGGTCAGCCGTCCGCTGCTGGTCTGCTAGCTCGATCTGCTGCTTTGCCCAAGTGTCAGCTTCAATAGCAAGTGGCGTTCCGGTGCCAAGCATTGCGCCGCTGCCTGCCATGGCGTTAAGCTGCATGGCTCGCTGCCTGCGCTGCTCCTGGGCTGCTCTGCGTTGGTTTTCGGATTCCTGCGCCGCCTGCCGCTTTTGTTCCTCGGCAATAGCCTTCTGTTGCGCGTCGGCATTGTATTCAGCCTGTTTTGCAGCAGTCTGGCTGGAATCGTAGCTAACATATGCAGACGCCAGAGACGCGGCAATCGCCACATAGGCCAGAACATCCAGGCCATATGCGAGCGGCATGACTTGGAAGAAATCAACTAGATTCATAAGTGATGGGCTTGATGATTTGCGTGAACTGCTTTTGTGAAACGAACCAGCCTAGCCCTTTCAAAGACTCGGCCAGTCGCTCATCTATAAAGCTGATAACGACAGCATAACGCACCCTTTGGCCTTGGCAATGCTCCAAGTTACGCAAAAATGAGAAAATCGCGGATTCCAGAATCCTCCAGGCTTTCAGCAATTGTATTCCGTCAGCACCCGGCCTGCCATAAAAATCGTCGATGGACGCCCTTGGACAATCAAATGTGATGTAACACCACGCCGCCGCCAACGGACCCTCCTCATCCTCGACAATAAACCCATTCGGGCTGAGAAGCTGAGACACCAGCGCCATGTTCCTCGCTTTCGCCCATTGTTCCACGGTGGCGAAATCAGCGGGAGTGTAGGCTCTGATGGTCATGGTGCCCCAGGATGCCAGAAACGCGCCCGGCGTCAAGGGGCGCCTGAGATGTCGCCAACCTCGACGTTGTAGATGATCGACAACAGATTAAAACGGAACGGATGCCGGGACACAATCACAGGCATGGCGTTCTGTGCGTGGCTGAAATTCACGGGCTGAGTGAGAGTCTGCCCCGTTACGTGGCCGATCGTGCTAGGATCATCGGACGGCGACACAGGGAATTCATCAATATCAGCAGTATTAATCCTGCTTTGCAGCGTATAATCAAACTCGTTCAACGCCTGCCAAATCTGGCCGTAATAGGATCGCCACAAGCGGAACGATGCCGATACAATACGCCATTTGCTCATTTGCGCCGTTCCGCTTTGAAGCTGAGCCTCAAGCCTGTTTGGGATGGCAAATGCGTTGTATGGAATACCGATTGCGTAGGTTCCGCTAGATGGAACAGTGCCATCAAACACGAAATCAGTATCTCCTGTTGTTCCTCCTGGGGCAGCTGTCTCAACAGGCGATCCATCGGCCATAACCTCAAGTGCTCCCACTGCGAGAGTGGAGTTTATGCCATACAATGTCGGGTTTGATGATCCGATATTGGTAAATCTAAGAATGTCGCCGTCTTTAACCCCTGAGTGCAGTGAATAGGAGTCCATATACCAGACAGCGCCATCTTGATTAGCGGATGTCATGGCAGTAATCATCACCTCTCCATCAATGGATGAAAGGTAATCGCCGCCCTTGCCATCAATTGCCAAGAACACCATTGAATCTGCCTCGGTTGATGGACTGTAAAGCGTGCAAATGCTGGAAACTATAATAGCTCCTCCTGTATCAAGACCATCTAATCCAATGTTTGTTCCAAGCTGATGACGATGCCAAGCCGTGATATTATTCTCCCTGTCGTATGTGAATCCGCTAAATTGTCCGTTGGCATGGATTAGCCACACAATCGGGTCAGGGCTCTGTGAATAGGCCATTCCAATGACGTTGGATCGAGCTGGAATATGCTCAGCCAGCAACGTCATATCGGGCGCGGAGTAACCGTCCTTTTCAAAGACGTATGCAAATTCACGAAGGCGATTGTCGCGGGTCAGCCACAGCAGCGCATCGCCAGCCAAAACTGGTTGAAGTTTGCTTGAACCGTAGCGGCTCCACCTGCGCAAACGGACATTGGATGGTGACAGCGCGGCGTCCTGCTCTCCGCTGTCCATAGTCCATTCCTCGCCAGTTGTGCCAATGACCATCGTGCGCTTAAACGACGTGATCCATTCAATGTCATTTGCCTGCGTGGCTGCAAGAGTCACGTCGATACCGGATGTTTCCAGGGAGCCAGTCAGGAACGTATAAAAGTCGTCCGTCTGGCTTCCCCAGATTCGCATTGGCTCTGTTTCCGTGCCAGCAAACCACAACCGTTGATCGTGAAAGCAAACTGTTTTCGGATAGCCGCGAGACACCGAGAACGCCCCTTTGCGCCATACCGGGAACGCCGTTCCAATGACCTCGTTTGGGATGAGGCTATCAACAGCCAGTTTCGGGATTCCTTTAACCTCGGTTGTTGAAGTGTAGGATTGAATCTCGAAAGGAATGTCGAGCTTTCCAACGATCGGCTCAACCGTCATCGTTCCTGTTCCGGTGGCGCTAGCCTTGATTGCCACCCAACGATACCAGCCACCTGTGTTCGGTGCCTGCGCCGTATAGGAAATCGTTCCCTCGTTGGAGGTATTGACATACCATTCGCGAACCGTGGTGAAGTTGATCCTATCAAGGCTCTCCTGAAGCTGCAACGTGCATTGATTTGGCGCTCCGCCAGACGCCCACACGGTGCGAGCAACGTATGATCCCTGAATAAAGATTGCCGCGCTCGTAGTCGTGCTGATAGAAGCTGGAATCGTCTCAGATGCCAGACGGCCTGCGCTGCCAGAACCAGGAGAAAGCAGCCAGATTGAGCCCACCTCGTCAGCGTCAAACGTGGCGGATGAGGCGATCAAGCGATAATCAGTGAACGGGATAAGCACCCAATCAGCGCCGACGCCTGGACGATTTGCACTAGTCGCCGCCGTGCTTGCACCCTTCCAAAAGTAATTGCTGCCGAAATATTCGGCTACATCACCAGCTACGTAGGTCTGTCCCACATTCCACGGTGAACGATAAACGGCCTTGTCCCACTTTGCTAGTGTGAACGCGGCATCACTGTTCGCCGTTTTGCAACGGTAAAGCTCGTTTTGATACAGAACGAAATCGCCCACGCTGTAACTTGTCAGCGTTGCCCAGGTATTAGCGTCATAAACAAGCGTCATCGTCACTGCATCCGATGGAGGATCGAGCGCAGGAGCAAACTGAAACGGAACGTTTTCAATCGCCCATGTTCCATCACTGGCCCTGGTAATCCGCTGCGGAGCATATTCCTTGTGAGTCAGGAACATGATGTCATTGATCTGGCAATAATGGATATCCAGAATATCCGCCTCTGCGTAAGTCGTCGTCAGCGTTGTGACGAGTGTGAAAACACCAGATGCGTATGACCAAACTTTGATAGCGTTTGTCTTGAATCCAAACACGAAATTGACATCCGTAGAACGGCGGAATGGGATCAGGCGGACGCAGTCATCAGTGTGGCTATTGGACGCGCCAAACCTAGTGCCCGGCCTCTTGAAGATGCCGCCATAGGGCCGCACAATGAAGTTTTCGAGCAGCCGACAGCCAGTGGCGTATTTCTCCGAGTCCGTCCTTCCATCCATTAGCGGCGACATCTCGCCACCGTTAAGGACGCTTTTGATCGTTTGAAATTGAATCGCCATGGTCAATTGATCCAGTAAGCGGAACGAGCCGCGACAAGCTGGGAATCTTCAAACGGCAAGATGCGCCGACCTTTGCCTTCGGATGAGTCCCTACTTTTGGCCTTGTTGGCAACGGCGTTCTCGAAGAACTGCCGCATCTGGGTAGCTTGTCCGCTCATGCCTGCGGTGTCGGAGGCGATGTAAGATGCGAGGAGATAGCTAAATGCCGTCACGAAGTCGGAGCTATAAGCCGTCGCGTCCGTGATTCTTGCGATGTATTTCAGATTGATGGTCTCCTCATCGCAGAGGATCAGGCCGCCCTCAAAAAGGAAATCAGCGCCATCGTCCTCCATCTGCCCGCCATCCGCATTAATCGAAATGGGACGCAGGCAATCATCAGGCGGCGTGTGCTGGAAATCGTAAGCAAACTGTGGAATTTTGACCCATTCGCCAGTCGATGACGTGTAGGTGCCGCTGAATTCGGAATCGTCCAGGTCGAAGGCGTTGGTATTGATGACGGTTACATACCATTGACCGTTCGCCGCCGTGACGCCCTCGACATCTTTGATGTAAACGCGGTCCCCCGTGCTGAGACCGTGGCTGTTTGATGTGACGCGAATCTCGCCGCTGCCGTCATCGGCAATCGCGGAGCCGCCCGAGAGGCTGGTGTAAGTGATGGTCTGCCGCTTGCGCTTCGTGGCGAAGTTCCATGGATGACTGCGCAAAATCTCATCCAGGGCGGTGTAAACTGGCGTTCCGCCATCTGGATTATACCACTTGCGGACGCTGTTAGCCTGCTGGCTAGTGTCAGTCGTGAGCGCCGTGAGTGCTCGCCCGCCCAAGTGGGCAATGGCAAGGTTCGCAATGCTTGTGTGAGTCGTTGCCATCTAAAGACATGGTGAGGGCGGGACGGCCACCATGCAAGCCGTCCCGCCCGGGTTTCTCAGGACTTAGTTGAAGTCCCAATAAGCAACCGTGAAGTAAAGCACGGTGGAGGCGGTGACGGTGTTGGCGCTCGCGATGGTCACAATCACGGTGGAATTATCCGTGGTCGCAGCCGGGGCAAGATCGCCAGCGGTTCCAGCCACAGCATCGCCAAATCCGACGGTGCCGCCGCTGGAAAGCACAATACCGTCAGCATAGACATCAGCATTGCTGCTGGTGCCGATGTCGAGGGTAAGCGTGGTGCCAGGGTCAACGCAGGACACGAAACTGTTGCCACGGCTCACGATTGCGCCCTTGGGCAGGCGGCAAAGGTTGAACGTGTCGTTGGCAGCTTCGCTTCCAGTGGTGGTGTAGGAGGCAAGCAGACACTTGAGAGTGCCGCCAGTGGCGTTAATCGGGTTACGCGTAGGACGCTCGGAAGCGTCAGCGGCTCCGGCAACTTGGTTCGTGTAGAGGGTGGTATCAGTGAGGGCAGCCATAAAGGTGTATCGTTGAGTTTGGGTAATGGATTAGCCCCGGCGGGTGTTAAGCGCCGGGGCCGTGGTCAATTAGGGGGTCTCGTCGCAGTAGATGCGAACAACCTTCTCGTTCTCAGTGCGGACGGCACCAAGAAGCATGGTCGTGCGAATCTGAAGCGCGTGACGGCGCATGGGCAGGATGTCCATGCGGGTCTGGCGCTCGGCCATCGAGAACTTGATTGCCGACTTGTGGAAGGCGAAGCAAGAACGGACATCAGCCGTGCCGGAAACGGTGCCGATGGGCAGACGCTCGGAGCGAATGAACTTGAAGCCCAGGAAGGTGTCGATCTGACCGTCCACAAGCGTTTTGACCGTGTTGTAGTCAAACGAGGTCATCGTCTGATCACGCAGCAGGTCTTGAAGCTCCTGGGAGCCGATCACGATGTAACGGTCCATGTCAGGCACTTCAGCAACGTCCATCAGGTATTTAGCCCGGCGGAGCTTGCCGACGGTCATGCCTGCGGAGGTGGGCGAGCCGGTTTCCACATAGGTGGCACCGATGCTCTGACCGGACGGGAAATTGTCCGTGGTCGTGCCGTCCTCGCCAATGTAGCGGGTGGCGTCGAACGCGGCAATAATCACGTCGTCGATGGCGCGGTTGAAGGCCATGGCGTGGCTGCGAACCTCGTCAGAGGTAGGCAGGACGATGGTTCCAAGGAGCGTCTTGTCGAACTCATCGAAGGTGGTGACCTTCTCGCGTGCGGACTGGGTGAGCCAATATTTCGATCCGTCGAACTCGCCATCAGGAGTGTCACCCTTGCGGGTCGTGATGGTCTGCGCTTCGGAATCGTTAACGAGGTTGAACCACTTGCGCTTGCCAGTGAAGTCAGCACGAGTGATTGCAGGCAGGAGACGGGTGTCGCCCTGCTGAAGAACTTGGTCGAACGATGTGTCAAACATCGTTGGATAGAAGGTGTCGATCTGGGCCATAAGCCGGAAGTGTGAAAGAAGTTGAAGGGTTGAGCCTGCCTTGTGAGCGGGCGGAGGATTGTCGTGAATCCCTGGGCCTTCGGTTGTCTGCCGTTGGCAGGCCGTCGTTCAGGCGTCCGGTTGTCTCAATAAGAGGCCGTCGTTGCCGTAGATTCTCAAATTTGAGAATTAATGCAAGCGGAAAATGTCACCTCATTAAAAATGCCCCTCGTTTTCCGAGGTTTACCCGCATTTGCCCCTCATTCTCCGAGGTCTGGAAATACTCCTCAGCTTCAAATCCTGCGTGAGGATGATTAAATGAATGCACAAAAAAACCCGCCTCCCTTTCGAGAGACGGGCCATTCTGGGGCTGGAGAAGCTGTTTAGGATCGCTGGGCTTTCCAAAGCGACTCGATGCGATTCAGGGCGGCAAGCTGCTTTTCAGGGCCGTTCTTGCCCTGGAAGTCGTCGCCCTTTTGGATGCGCTGAATCTGCTCTTCGTAGGTCGAGCCGCTGGAATCAGCGTCCGAACCAACCAGGGAGGAATCCTCGCGGATCATCTGGTCGACTCGGATCATGGCCTTGATAAACTCTGGGTTATTCCCAAGGTCGCTCTTGGTCGTGTCGATTCCAAGAGCGATGGCGCCACGGTTAGCGCGCTGCCAGTTGTTCTTGGCTGAATCACCCCACTCCTTGTTCAGGCCGTCGACCATTTCCTGGCGCTGGGCGGCAGCCATCTCCTGCGACTTCGCCACCATGGAGCCGATGTTGTCGTTGTTGAGAGCGATCAACTCTTGCAGCGCCTCGGGTGGCACGCCGTATTTGTGGGCAACAGCGGCGGCTTTACTTGCCAGTTCAGCGTTCCATTCCACACCTTCGGGCAGATTGTCTGGTGCCTTCAGCCCGTAGTCCTCCGGCTTTTCGGGGGCGCCGGTGATTTTGCGCAGGTCGGCGTAATACTGCTGAACCTGTTCTGGCGTGGCATCAGAACCCGGCTTCGTTGGCGCCGACTTCTTGCCCATCGCCATCTTTTCCAGGTTCGTGTAGCTGATTGCCAGTTTATCGAACTCAGGCTTGCCAGCGTCCTTGTTCCAGAACTTCTCCGGTAGCCACTCGGGCCGCTGTTCTGTGCTTGGCAGAGTGACCGTTTCGGGCGTGGTCTGCGTTTCTGTTCCGGTTCCGGTCGCCGCTGCCTGCTGTGCAAGCGCGGTTTCCGCCGTCGTTGGTGTAGTTTCGGTTTCCATAAGGAAGGGTTATAGCCTGACGAAAAAATGACGCGGCATGTCATTCTTGATGATGTAACTGCATCGCGAAACAAACAGATGACTCACAATTTGCGCAGTCCATCGTGGCAGGTTGAAATTGATCGTCTTGCCAAAAACACGAATGAATCCAAAGCGCATCCCATGCGGCGAGATGTGAAGCTTGAAGTCAAAGGTCTGTGACGAAATATAAATCATTGCGAGTTCGCCTCCTGCCAAGCGTTGTAAGCGTCGCTGCCGTAATGGTTCACGAAGCAGACACGGAACTTGGACGGCTCGCGCTCGGGATCAGGAAATCCCGTCAAGTCGAGGGATTGAGTCGTGACGGCTGGCGTTCTCGCTGGCTCAGGTTGCGCCTCGATGTCAGGAACTTCCACGGTGACGCCGATTTCTTCCGGCTCGGCAACTGGTAAGGATTCCTTACAGGTTGGAGTCCCCACCTCAACCACAAGGTCAGGATTCCCGGCAGCGGCACGAATCTGTCCAACAATGCGCGGGGCCTGCTTTTCGGTGACGTAGGCGGTGCCGCCGTCAATGACGCCGATGTTCACGCCGTCGCGGAGGATTTGAGAGTCGATGATTTCAATCATGGCGTTACTTCTTGGATTTTCCAGCCTTGCTAAGAGCGATAGCGATGGCCTGCTTTTGCGGCCTGCCCTCATGGACAAGGCGGCTGATGTTGGACGAAACGGTTTTCTGCGAGCTTCCTTTTTTGAGTGGCATAATCAGTTTTCAGGTTCGGTGACTTGTTTACGCGGCCGTCCTCGCCGCTTGGGCGTCTCCGGCGCTGTGGTATCCTGCACGGTCGCGGGCTCTTTGACAAGCTCCATTGACGCCAGCAGATGCCGGTAAATGTCCCTGGGAATGGACTTCTGCCCCTCGTTAAAGGCGCATTTGAGCGAGTCCTCATCCTTGAGCGACGGCCAGGAAGTCGAGGCAATGCCGCCTGAAACGCCATTCATCCAGCGAAACAAAACCTGGAAGTCGTCCTTTTTGAACAGGGTCGAGATGATGGCTGGAATCCTGCCGCGTTCCTCGTCGGTCAGTGGCACAAGCAGTTCGTGAAGTTGAATCATGCTCCGATAAGTTCGCGCACTTTGTCCATTCCGCCAGCGTTTTTAACGGCTTGGCTGCCATCCTTGAGCATTTGAGCCATGGCTGCCTGCTGCTGCGCTTGGGCGCGTGCTTGGCGCATCTGGTCGCGCTCTTCGGGCGTGCGAAGAAGTTTCGGATCGCAGCCCATGAGGCGAGCTCCTTCCGTGGCGTAAAAGTCCCAATTGATGACATCCACGATGTCAGGAACGGCAGGAGCGACGGCCAGCACCTTTTGCACCTGCGCATCCGCAGAACGCAGGCTAAGGGCGTCCAGGGCGAGGGCAAGACGGCCTTTCATCGTCACCTGCGGGTCAGGGGTCTGAACCATCCCGGGCGCAACCTGGACAATGGCCTCTTCCGGCGGCGGAGGCAGCATCCCCATCTCAGCCCAGAGTCCAAACAGGCGAATCATCATCGGCTGTGTGTGATCCGTGGAATCACGATCAAACGCCGGGCTGATTGCCTCCAGCTTCTCGCTGGCAAGCTGTGACGCTTCAAACGCCGTCATCTCCCGGTTGTTCGCAGCGTTCATGCTGAACATCTGGAACATGTCGAGGTGGAAGCGGGACTTGATGACCGCCGCCCTCTGCTTCATCCGCTCCATGCCCCATTCGAGGTTTCCAACGATGTTCAGGGGCGCAATAGCCTCCGGCCCCATGCCGGACGGGTAAGGGTTGATTGCCCTGGCGGATGTCTTGAGCGTGCCTTCATAGGTGTCCGGCACCATCAGCGGCGGGAACACCGTCTTTTCGATGCTCACATCCAGCATCTTCGCCATGAAGTTCATCTGGCGCGACTCAGGCAGGACCGAGAAACCAGGGCCATAACCCCAATTCCCGCCCATCTGCGGGTCGATGCCTTCCCATGTCAGGAAGCGCCCAACCGTGAACGGAAACGAGTCAAACCCTCCCTCCTGAACTAGCTTTTTGGAATGCTGCTCGATGTAGTATGAGCCGAACCGCTTACGCTGCGCAACCGTGAAGCCGGTGCCGTCCATGGGCGCGTCGTCGCGCTCTTTCACCACATGAACAAACGTGAACTTCTTGGTGATGTCTTTGCACTCGTTGACGTTTTTGGGCAGGTTCTCCTCACCGAACTTCTCCTCTGCCTGCTCATGCGTCAGTTCAAATTCGCGCATCAGGCAATTCGCCATGCCGTGCTGGTTAAGCTGAAAGACATAGCTTCCAGGGCGCAGCTTCTCGAATCGGGTCTGTCCACTATCGTCCACCGTGATAAACATGCAGGCGGTGCCGAGTCCCCAAAGATCGAACAGGTATTCATGCCGCTGGGCGTAATAGTTTGAACCAGCGATGTATTCAGCCCCAAGCCTAGCACATTCGGCCAGCCAGTTCTTTGTAGCCTCGCTCTGGGCAAGCTGCCGAACGGGCGAAAAGCCAAACCAGGGCGTCGATTTAGGCGTCGTCCATGACATGTAACCGGCAACGGCTCGCTCCAGCGAATCCATGGCCGTGATGTCGTAGACACGGGCGTCTCGCTGGTTGTTCGGCGTGTAATCTTTCTGTGTGATGCCAGCCTTGCGCGGGAAGATGTGTTCGGAAATCTCCTGCCAGCAGGTGTCCCACGTCACACGTTGCTCTTTCAGTTTCTCGTAGTTTTTGAGAAACTTAACGGTCTGTTCGGTGCCCTCGTTTTCCATATGGGTGTCGTTGATTACCACTTAACCCTATTCGGGCCGCGACCCATGACAGTTGGAGTAGGCGCAGGTTGGCCGGTATTGACCATCGTGCCCTCAAGCGCGCCAACACCGAGTTTGCCAAGGCTTCCCAGGGCAGGTTCGGGAGCTAGCGGGCTGTTGGGGTCGATCGTCTTGCGCAGGCCCTGGCGACGGGACGCGGCAACGGATGCTTGTTCGCCCTCGGCTGAGTCAGCGCGGACGGGTGCAGGTGCAGGCGGTGGAGCCTTGGGTTTCTTAGCGGAGCCTCCCATGATTTGCCGATTATTCTCATTTTTGAGAATCTGGCAAGCGGAGAATCTTTTTTCGAAGGCGCTGGTAGTCCACCCACTTCACCGGGTCGCCCTCCCTCCGAACGTAGCCGATCCACTTCCGAACCTCCGGCTTCGGGTCGAGGCGGCACAGCTCCGCGATGTCGCCCACAGCCAGAGTGACGAACCAGCCAAGCTGCGCGTGGGCCTCGCCAAAGTCACGCCAAGTGTCCATCGCACAGATGAACGTGTCGGGCGTGCAGATGACGTAACCATCCGTCAGGTGGTCGCGCACCATCTCCTCAAAATTGGGGATGCCGCACCGGTTGGCGGTTAGAATGGCTTCGTGTAGGGCTTTCATTCTCAAGATGGTAAGGCTTTGGATATTTCATGCGCCTCCGTGCGTGCTTTCTCTTGTGTAATAAAGTGATGGGCCATGCCCTGGCGGGCAAACCAATTTCCTGCGCCGAGAAATACGTTTTGCGTTCCAATGGAGGAAGAAACCGACGCTAGAACTTGAACTGATTCAAAATGCTCCATAAGAGCCAAGACGTGATTGCGCACTACGTCTTCCATCTGCTCCGGCGTTAGATCGGTTTCCATGGTTACATTCCTCCGGTGTCCTGTGTCCAAACGCGCCGCTTGCCTTCAAATCCATGCTCAAAATCTACGTCCTCCATTGAGCGCGTCATATTCGCGCCAACCTTCACATGCCCCTGCTGAATTGCCTCGGCCATATACCGGGCAGCGTCTGCTGTGTGACTGGACCAGTCGTGCACCGGTTCAGAGTTGATCAGCCTGCCGATGTTCACTTCCCGTGTGTGATACGCTTCGAGCGCCTCAATTCCTTTCGCGCATCGCTCAACGTGGAAAACTAGCGACGGGAACAGCCCTTTCAAGCCATTGATCCCGGTCCAGATGTCGGTGCAGCGCTTGAGCACTACAACGTTTGCAAACCCTGCCGCTCGCAGTTCCCGCTCAAACGATGAACCTCCGCGCTCAGTCTGAGCCGCGTCATGTGGCAAGAAGTGCTTCCCGAAAGCATAACCTTTCTTCATCATCCAGGCTGCGCGCTGTGTGATTGTCTCCACGCCGTCGATCAATCCAACGTCGCAGTCGATCATGCGAATCTCGCGCCCGACTACCTGCCAATACCAAACGCTTGTGTTCGTCGGGCTGCCCAAGTCCCATGAGGTATGCACCAGCGAATCAGCCACGGGCAGTTTACAGATGCGCTGTTCCCTGTATGCCGCTTCCACAAGACGGGCGTAGATGGCGCCAGGACGCCCAACGTTAAAGTCGCACTCCATTTCCTGCGCGTAGCTGTCCGCCGTGGTTTTCTCGCGGATGGCCTTCAACGCCTCAGGCTGGAGAATGCTGGACTCGGAAGCCTTGAGCATCAGCGTGTATGAGTCGGGATCGGTTAGCGCCTGCGTGTAAGCCTTGTAAAACGCATTGCGGCCTTTCGGTGTGCCGATGCGTGTATGCCAGCCGTTGTAATCGAGCAAGCACGGTAGAATGACGTAATCGAAGGCGGCGGGGGGGATGTCTGCATCCTCGTCACTCACGATGCCGTCAAAGTAAAGACCACGCATACGCTCGTAGTTCTCGCCTGAGTAAAGCCGGATGACCGCCCGGTTAAACAGCGTGATCTTGAGCTCGCTTTCGTTGATCGTTGTGGCTGGTATCTTCTCGCAGTAGTCCTTGAGGTATGCCCATGCGATGTCCTTGGCCTGATCCCGCGTCGGGGCAATGTAAGCGTATCGAAGCGGCGGACCGTTCCTTTTGTGCGTCAGGGCGCAGCGAATGAGTTTCTGGACCACGGCAACCGTCTTGCCTGCCCGTCGATGGGCAACCAGCACAGCCCAGCGTTTGCCGGACTCGATGAACTCGCGGAACTGCTTCCGTGGTTCAATCTTGATTCTGACTTTCTGCGTTGCCACCGATGATGACTTCAATTTCCAGTTTGTGACGCTCAGGCTCGAAATAGGCCGATGCTTTGCCGATGTGAGCAAGGGCACCAGAAGCGGCGGAGAAGTCGCCAGTCTGCCGTGCTTCTGCGGCGATGGCAGCCAGTTCATCCAGCCATTTGTCCTTAGTCATGTTGAACTTGGACTCCACCTTAGCCGCAACCTTTTCTCGTAATTCTGAAATCCTTGAAGAAACCTTGATGTCGCTAGAAAGCCTAGACGCCGCTGGATCAATTGCGTTCGGGTCGCCATTTGGGTCTTCTGCCACATGCTGCCGGTAAGCTTTAGCCGCAGACATGCCAAGAGCGACCGCCTGAGCGAATCGTTCGTGTTTCTGGTTTTTCAGGACTGGCATGATCCTAGTTCTTCCCACGTCCTCGCGGAGATTTCAAGCCCAAAAAAAGACCCGGCATTTAACCGGGTCTGATTTCAGGGTTGTTCGGGCGGTTTCTTTCGCGGCCGCCCGCCTTTCTTGCCGTTCTCCCGGCTGGACTGAGCCTTTGCCGGACTGGTCTTGCCTCGGCCTAGGCGGCCAAGGGCTTGTGCGTGGGGGTTTTTCATGGGTAGACGGTTACGGATTTGCTGCAATGATCCTGTTGGCCTCGTTAATCGCGGCTGCCTGTTCACTCTCAGAACGCCTATGCCATGGCAAAATATTGTAGCACTCCTCCCAGTATCGTGCCGACGCCATGCGACAAACAGGAACTTGGATAAGGTGGAAAAGGCGTTTCTTGGTGATTCCAGGGCTGACAATCTTAATGGCCTGCGAGATTGCATTTTTGCTAGGTGTCGTGGTGGTCATGTCGGTGGGTTGTATTGGATGTTTGATCAGCTTGTGCTGACACCGCCATAATAACCTAAGCGCTCTGGTTGTCAAAATCTTTTTTCATTATTTTTTTCTGAGGCCTAAAAAGAGCCGCATCTGCTCCTGCGCCTGCCTGGGCGGCATCGGGCGGCGTTCACCGGCCTGGACGGCACGGCAGTGGGCGAAGATGGCGGAAAGGGATTGTTCGGTTCGGCTCATATCTGGTCTGTCCAGTCGTCGTTCGTTGATATTTCGCGCATTGTGAACTTCGCGCCGTTGAAAAACATGGGGATTTTGGAGCCAGCGGCAAAGCCACGGGCAAGCTCAATGATAAGATTTCGGCGGGTATGATCCACCTCGGGCTGGCTTTCGGAACTAAAACGAGCCTTTTTCTTCTCAGGAATCCAGTGTGCAACCTTTAGCCATGCTTCGCAATCCATTGCAGGTGAACGACTTTCGCGAATTTGTCCGTCCTCGTTCTCCTGGGCGACAGCGATCAACGCCACCCCATAACGCTTCGTTGCCTCGTAAAGGGAGAGGCTGATATGGGCAATCTCCCTTTCCCGGCTTTCCCATCGTTGGCGGGAACGAACTTTGCCGATGAGATCGACAATAAACAGCTCAAACCCTCGATCTGCCTCGGCGCGGATGTCCGCAACGATGTCCTCAACGTATCGACCTGCCGAATTGTCCAGCTTCACCAACTTCCCGATGGAGCGCTTAAGCTCCATGACAGCCCGCCCGTATTCCTCCTGCTGGCGGCGGTCAATAATGCCCTTTCGCTCAATCGAGCCATCAATGTGCTCGGCAGCCATGGCAAGAATTCGCCCTGCGTAGGTTCGACGCTGGACCTCGTTTGTGTAGATTTTAACCCGATGGCCGGAACGGGCGGCATGGTCGGCAATATTGCCGGTCAGGACGGATTTGCCCGACTTAGTGGGGCCGGTCACGAGCCAGTATTCATCCTTGCCTATGCCTCCGCTTTGGGTGTCGAGCGTTGGAATGCCTGTCTTGATGAGCGGATCATGCCCTGACTGAATGCGCTCGGTAAGCGCCTGCATGTGATCAACGTGCTCGTCGAGGCAGTCAGCCAAAAAGGCAGTTGTCCCCGCTGTGGTGGCGATGGTGTCAAAAAAGGTCTGCACAATCGTGGAAGCGGCTGCAATCGTCGTTCCTATGCCGTCATCTGGCCCATGCTCATAAACCGCTTTCAGCCCTCGGGCAAGTCCCTCGATGGCCCGCCGCTGGCGATACTTGGCCTCAACAGTCTCGATGTGAAACCGGAAATGGGCCGGAGCCGTCATGGCCATCCCAAGTTCTGTCACCTTCATCACACCCCCAGCATCGTCCAACATCTTCGTTTCGCGAAGTCTAGAAGTCAGGGTAATGGCGTCAATGGGGATGTCCTGCTCCTCCATCGTGAACAGTTCCCTCATCATGGTTCGAGCATTCAGGGTATAGAACGCTTCCAGGGGCAACCGAAGGCGAGCGAGCCCGATTTGCTGCGGGTTGAAAAGGATGCCGGACACAATCCCTTCCTCCGCCTCCACGGAATGCGGCATGGGCTGGTTGAGACTAGGCAGGATTTCCTCAACGGTTGGTTCTTTTGGTTTCATGGCCGATTACTTCTTTGGGGGCTGATAGGTGACGTGGTAGGCGACGATGCGTCCCCAAAAATCGCAGAAGGACGCAAGCTCGCCCGTCTGCCGAACGCATTTATCAGCGTGGCGATCATTGGCGGCAACTTCCCAGCACCATCGCAAGCCGCTTTCCCATTCCGTTAGAGTGATTTCAGGAAAGGAGTTCAGCAGACCTGAAAGTGCCACAGCGTCACCAGCCTTTTCAGGATAGCTTGAACTTGTGAACTCTTCATAAATCTGCCGAAAACGTTGGGCAAATTCCTCTACGCGTGGATTTTGGAAAAAGTCCTGGGTTGATTCCGGCTCGCGTAATCCCTGCCACCCCTTTGTAATCGTGTGGTTAATCATGGCTATAGCTCGTCGCTCTCCAATCGCCTCCAGTTCTTCAAGCTGCTTGCGCAGCTGTGTCGGCTTGAGCGGTCTTTTGATTTCCTTCCTATGGCTGATCCAGTCTTGCCAAGACTTGGCAAATTCTGCCGAGTCAAACGGAAGGCTGAAAGCCTCCTCCTTGTTCCCTTCCCTTCCTTGTTCCCTTCCCTTCCCTTCCGCTTTGCCCGCGTGGTCGTCGCGTGGCTCACGCGTGCCGCACGCGTCAAATGTCTCTGTTTGAACGCATTGCGAAGGATCAGGCAAATCTGACTCTCTTTCGCGGTTGTTAATGACTTGGTGCCTTGAAAAGGTCGGTATGCACCCGAAAACACCCGTGGATGACGCGTATTTCACAATGAATCCACGCGTGGTCAACGCGTCAAGCACGCGTGAAAAGTCGGCGTCATCGTATGGCAAAATCTGAATTCCAAGTCGGCGAGGCTCCCACTTGAAACGTCCGGCCTTATCGGCTGCACACCACAATCCAGCATACGCCAAACGTAACGGAAGTTTCGTTTCACGCTCTGCGTTAAATAGCCCTTCGTGAAGAAAGAACTCGGGTTTAATTGTTCTGATTCTCATTCGATGTCGTGATATTTAAGTTGTTCTGACTGCAAGATTCCCATGATTAGTCCAATCAAATCCAAGGTGGATGATTCAAGCTCTGCCAAATCTTGCTGCTGTGCCTCGCTAGACCTCATTTTTTGTAACGTATCGTTCCAATGAGCCAGAGTTGGCAGAAGCTGCAATGACTGCTTTGAGCACAGCAGCTCGTAAAACAGTGAACACTCAGAGGCTGACTGCGCTGAATGGATCCCAAAGCGGACTTTCAGTAACTCCAACTTCTCATGGCAAGGCTCGCAAACCGTCACTAATGCATGATCTGGATAATCCCATGGATTCTTCCACTTCTCGTAATAGGCATGATGAACGTGAAGGGTTTTGCCTTCTGCTGCACAGTGAGTGCATTTCCATTCATCACGCTCAAGAATCTTGAGTCTCTTCTTCTGCCATCTCGGGTCTTTAAGTCTTTGGGCGTAGGTCATGACAACAAAAATCCCTCAACTCTGCCCGCCGCGTGAACCCCGCGACATGACGGCACGACAGGCAGAATTGAAGGATTAATGTTTGATTTCATGTCGATTAATGACCGCAGGGGTTCAATCCTGGCACCCGGTCAAGGCAAAGAATATCATTTCTTCACCTCATGTCCATTGATTTTCTCAGTCTTGCGACACTTGGGGCAGGGCTTCCGCAGGCCGGTTCCGGCGTTGACAAGGATCGAGCCCATGCCGAGGCAGTGTTTGCATGTTGGTTTCATGAATCAAGCCACTCTTGGGTTGCTCGCAGGAAGGCAAAAACAAGCACGCATAAAGCCACTAAAAAAGCGGCAGCGGCAAGCCAGTAAAGCTCATATGTAGCCAGGGCGGCGCTGGCGACAATGCACAGCATCGAGCAAATGAAGATGTGAATGCTTTTCATGGTCAGAACGGAATGTCTCCTCCATCATCATCCGGCATGGCCGCATTGCTGGTTTCCTGGCGTTTTGGCGCGCCCTGGCCCTTGTCGAAAGAGAACACCTTGCCGTTGCCGATGATGGGCAGCTTGAGGCCTTCCTGGCGCTCCTCGCGAGTCACAGGCTCGGCCACGAAATGAGTGTTCCCGTAGTTGTCTTTGCCGTTCTTGTTCTCGACTGCCTCCAGATTCAGGTAGACCTTGCCGTTGGCGTGCTTCTTCGCCCTGGCCTTGTTCAGGTCGATCACGACGCACTCGGTGCCAGCTTTGGAGGTGATGAGGCTGGCACCTTGAAGGCCCAGCAGATTGATGGATAGATTCAGTTTATTCATGGGGATTGGATTTCTCGTATTGTTTGCGCAGCCACTCGTTGACGAACTCAATGTCGCCTCGGTTTAAAGCGGCTTCAACCTCGCCTGTGCCCTCGTATTCCAGCGGGCCGGCGGGGAAATGCTCGGGATCGGTCTCTGGGGACGGGATGCGGCTCATGTCACCATAGGTTGAGGGTCTTGCCGAAAGCTTCGGCGCGTTGGGTGGCAGTTGCATGCCAAATATAAGCAGCATGAGGCAAAGGCTTGCTGCTATTGTTCACGCCGCTATACCCGACAATCCGGCTAAGATGCATGGCCATTGTTCCCATTAGCTCAACGGGCAGCTTTTTCTCCGCCTCATGCATGGCGTTGAGGTCGTTGAAATAGTCGGCATCTTTGCCAACGGCTTCTGCGATCTTGATTTGTTTTTGTTCTTGGGTCATTTCACCAATCTCCTTTCCCATTCAAGTTTGATATACATCAGGCAGTTTCCAGCTTTAACGCCGCTCGCCGTCATCACGTCATCGCTCTTGCCGTGGATTTCCTCCAGCCCCTCAATAGCCATCAATAGGCACTTGCTCTGCGGGTCGTCTTTCTGTCGAAGCGCGTCTTTGATTTGTTCGATGGTGGTCATTGGTGAGGTTGTCCTTTCTTTGTTGGCGGCATGGCCTGATTTGAAAGAAAATATGGCTGGAGTCTGTCTGGCATTCCTGATGACTGATCTCCCATGATCTGCATGACGCGGAGTCCGTTGCCTGTGCAATGGGTGGACGCCATATACATCTGGAAGTCGAGAGGGAAATAGGAACCAACCTTGTTTGAAAACGAGCAAGGCGTTGCAAGGGCACATGCTCCAAGCGTTCCAAAGAAGCGGGCTTGCTCTTTGTCGTCAAGCTGCCAGAAAAGTTCGGCTAGCTTCTCTGGCGTGAGCGGTGGGATTTCAGCGGTGATGGTCATTGGTGTGTCTTGTTGAGTTCGTGCAGAGACCATTTAAGCTCGTCTCTGTAGTTGGATGCCTGCAAGTCCCGGCCATACCCACAGTAAGAATCTGCTGACTCTCCGCGAAGTAGCGCGTCGATAAGAGACTGGGCATCTTCAGCTACGTTTTTGTATAGCCTAAGCTCCTCTCGCCAAGCCCAAACAGATAGGCGACGAGCAATCGTTTTTATAAGGGTCATTAGTGTGTCTTGTTGAGTTCTGCGATCAGGGCGTCGGCCTGCTCAAGGGAAAGACTAGCTCTGTCTTTAAGTTCGCTGCCAGTCCATGAACACGGGTTAATTCCACTGTTTGCGTAGATTCCCTTTAAAACTTCCCCTGCAAAGTAGGCTCGCAGGGACATTCTGGGTCGATGCAAGTGATGATGCCCGTTTGAGGGGAAGGCTTCGCCTCCGTAATTAATGGTGTTTGGTGTGCTCATTGTTGTGGTGGGTAGATGTCGATGTAATCAGTATCCTCTTCGCCTGGCTCGCTAAAGGCGGCCCAAAAATCGCCCCCGCACGGTCCATATGGAATTCTGTGAGCGTAAAGCCGGATCATGCCATCCGGCACAGGCCCAGCCTCGGCAATAGGGCGCAGGCGGAGGGAGGCCTCCAACTCCTTCACCTTATCGTCGGAGGCGCGGATTGTGTCTTTGAGAAAGTTAATAGCCGATTCAAGTTCGTCAATTTTGTCGCTGCCGCCAGGGTCAATTTGCAACCTGCCTTCCAACTCCTTCACCCTGGCCTCGGCGGCGATGGCGCGGCGTTCGAGGGTGCGGCAGAAGTCGGCGTCCACGCAGTGAATCCAGTTGCCTGTTCCGCAGGCGGCATCTGTCTCCGGCGTGTCTGTTTGTGGTGTGTTCATGGGAGGAAGGGTTGGAGGTTAGCCGAAGTCATTACAACTTCAAAATCGGTTATAAAATCGTCAATATCGGCATCATTAGGATGCTTGGCTTGAACTATGCCTTTTGCGCGTTCACAGAGATCAACTAACTCTCTGACCGTATCATTCGCCTGCCGAACAAACTCGGCGGGGTCTGGGACGCCAGCAAGGGCGTTGGTGCAAATAATACCGCGATTGGCCTGCGCAATATCAAGCAAGCATCCGCCATTATCGGTTATCTCCGATTCAGGCAGTGGAGAAAGTTTCCACGGCTCGCCAAAGTCGGGAGCCTGCGCGGCCTCGGGCTGCTTGGCAAGCTCGTCAGGGTGCAGGAACTCGGGAGGGACGGGGCGGCGGGTGCGGTGACAGTGGAAACCGGATCCAATTTTGGCAACTGCCCCGACGATGGAAGATACTACCCATGGCCCTCTTCCATAATACAATACCTCATCGCCCGCTTCAATCACCTCCCCATCCAGCAATGGCCTGAATCCTCCTTCCAACATCTCGTTGGTGAAGTCGTTCCTGTGCCACTCCGCGCCCTCGCGCAGCCGTGGCAGGCGGGCCTTCCACTCGTCGGCGTGGTGGATGCGGAATTTGTATGCTGCTGCTTTTGACATTTTTTCAGCGAAATCGCCGCCGACAACGAACCAATCTCCGTCGTCAACGTCGCAGTATTCAATCCGGCATTTCTTGGCCTTGGCAAGTTTCAGTTCTTCGAGGGTGTGTGTTTTCATGGTTAGTTATCCTTCCATTTTTGAATGCAGGCAGCGATCATGTAAAACATACCAACAACCTTGAGGGCGATGGACCACCAATCTTGTGGTATCTGATAACTCTGATTCCAAAATAAGAATGCAGCGATCATGTTAAATTGATGATTTTTCATGGCTTTTCAATGGTCTCCAGCAGCCTTTTCATTTCGGGCAGGCTGATGCCCTCGTTGTTGTGCAAAAAGTTTCCAAGGCGATACGGCGGCCAATTTAGGCGCTGGCGGATATGACCACGATGCAGGCCGTTTGCCCTCATGCGCTCGCGGACATGCTGGGCGATGTCGGACAGGATCACAGCGCGGCGTTCTTTGGCGTCTGCAAGGTCGCGCTCGGAACGCGACAGAGCAGCTAGCAGGATTGATTGCTTGGATGGCATAGTGAGTGGTTAGACGGGTGGTGAGCCCGGCTCAGGCCGGTTAGAACTTGCTCGCTTTGCTGCGAGCCTCCAACGTTTCAAGGTTCCGCTCATGGAAAGCGCCACGCCATTCTTCGGCCCATGGCTGGTGCTGCGCCGCCTCGGCGTCACGAAAGCCGATCACGTAACCGGGGGTGTAAAGGCAAGCGCGGAAAACCGCGACATCTTCAAGGCCAGAAGAAACGATCTTCTCTCCAAGCATGTAAACGTAACCGATACCGCCAAGGCCAAAGTTGATGCGGGTGACGCAGTAACCAAGAAGAGGCGGCGGCATGTCCTTTTTGTGAGCATAAACCTTGATTTTGCCAAGGGGGCGGGGGCCGGTCCAGCGGTAGGTGATGCTCATAAGGTGTGTGTTGGTTGACGCCCCAGTATGCC